ATTTTAGAACTAATTGCGCTTTCAATATCATAACTTTCAATAAAATTATCTTTTTTATTATTATTACTACAAGAACTACAAAAAAGTATAAGATGTGTTTTAATTTTTGAAATAAAGTCTTTAACTTGATTTTTTTGTTCTTCTGTAGGATTTTCTGGATACATTACTGAAAATGAATGTAAAATATGCCAGATTAAATGATATAATTTTTTAACCCGAATTCTTGAAAGTAAAATTATTTTGATTGAATTTTTTAAAGAAGGGTCATTCATAGAAGATTTGTTGAAGTCTGAATAAAAGTCGTCCATATATATTTAATATATTAATATATTAATCATGTCATATCCATGGATTATAGATAGTTCTAAAGGCACAACTCCTTCAGAAACAGAATATTTACAAGTAATGGCGCCAAACGGTTTATACTTAAATTCCACAACAAGTGGCACAAATTCTAATGCGGTTTTAATGAAAGGGTTTCAAGAAGGAACCGCGAATGAAATATACGCCTACTATTATTGCGACAGAGTAAGATATTCTCCTAATCCATGGAGTGGAGAAACAGTATATTCGCATAGTGAATTAAGTTTTTCTGATAGCACTCAAACTAGTTATTCAAAGATTAATATATCTGGATTACAATGTGCAAATCCAAATTACTCGACATTCTTTCAATCATCCAATAATGGAACTTATCAGACAATAATAAGTTATAATGAAGATATTTATATAACATCAAACTCTGGTAATGGAACAATATATTTAACGGCAAAATCAGGTCTTTATTTAAACGGACAGCAATTTTTTCCGGGAGGTAGAAATAGTATAACTGCCGGAGATAATATATCTTTGATTACTCAAATGGACAACAAGATCCAATAATACATTCAACTGGAGGTGATGTTTATTGGTATCAATTGACCGACCCAATTACGACATGGACAAATATAGTGAACCAAAAAAACGGAAATCCTCAATTTGGTGTAGGAGATGAACAAAGTTTAACGTATATGACTCCTGGAAATCTGTATATTAATTATTCAAGTGAAACTTGTAATTATACTTCTTCTTCAATAATATTTAATAGTACTGCTACAATACAATGTGATACACCAGATGGTCAAGGAGAAGGAACTTTGTATTTAAGCGCTCGGTATGTATTACCATCTTCTTCTAAATCTGTTTTTGGTTCTTCTAGGAATCCTTGGAATGAAGTAGTTTCAAAAGAATTTACAGAACCATCGGATATAAAATTAAAAGAAGATATACAAGATTTGGACGTTAACTATTCAATTGAACTTATAAAAAAAATAAACCCGGTATCCTATATATACATAAAAGATACCGAAAAGAAAAAACATTTTGGAGTTATAGCTCAAGATATAGAAAAAATAATTGGTGACGAAAATTTAGCATTACATTCAAAACATGGAGAATATCAAGGAGTAAATTATATGGAATTAATATCACCATTAATTAAAACAGTTCAAGATTTATTAAAAAAAGTAGAAAATTTAGAAAAAGAAATACAATTATTAAAAACATAAATATTCATGAATGGAAGATTTGTTAAATATTACACATTGACAATTAAAACGCCGACTTTTGTAATATAACAAATAAAACTCGAGTGATACGATTTGAATTACAAGTGTAAAAACTGGTATACTACTTTATAGGAAAAAAATATAATGATAGTTTCAGTTCATATTTATCTACAATAACACAATTGTATGAGAACTATTCTGTAAAGAAAGTGGCAATGTCCACGTATATAGCTTCAAGTGCATTACAAGTTTCGGTCAAGATTTGAATGACACTATTTTTATCCGTAGGTGCTACAAATCCTAGACGTATGATACTTTCATCTATATGAGGATGTGGTTTTCTAAATCCACAAAAGTTAAGGGATTTGTCCGAGGTAGGAGAATGTCTATCATAATGACGTGCAAACAATAGATATTCTAACGCTTTTCCTAAGGTATAATCTTCACCAATGAGTTGAATATCAAACCCATGGTCTAAGGAGGTAGCGGATGTACGAAGGATGTCTTCGGTTTGGACGGCAGATTTAAACTTATTGATTTTATCCATCATCACATGAATACATTTTAGGATGATTTGTTTATTTTCAAATGGACCGACCGTTTCAATTGTAAAGTCATAGGAATCAGGGATAGAATAGAGTTCGGAATTAAGTAACAACCAATCTTTTTTTTTAAACTCAATCGTATCCTCGCTTAACTGTTCCACTTTAAGACCATCTACATATTTGGATAAATGGTCATTTGCCATATCCTCATTTACAGTATTTCCGTAACCACATGTAGATACAACATTAAATGACCCGTTTTCTTTTGCCATACCAATTGCGAAGGAGGCCGATAAAACGATATGTTCTCCTTCAATCGTTTCGGATAATCTAGGACGGAGACGGACAATATCAATATAATCTCCGGTCAAACTATCCGGCGGAAACATACTCTTTACCATGGTTTGAGGTAAAGCCGTATCGGTGTTTGTATCTATAATAGTAAAGTCTTCGGTTGTGACATGTAATATAGTATCCCCTTCATTTTGTTTATCTAGCATCACTTTATACTGTTCCATCGGCATGGAGGTGTCTGTGATATAAATTGGAATACAACTCATACGTTGTTTGATTAATTCATTGTTCATACGAGTTGTATTGGTTTGAATAAATACCTTATTTTCAGAATAAGGAGCGGTTCTAAATACAACACATGGTATTTCAGAAAGTATAATTCTACGAATAGAATTTGCAATGCTTACATTCACTCCAGATAAGGTAAAGTTGAGCTCTCCGTTGTCTTCGGTCATACGATTCACGAATGGTTTCATATTGGATAGTATAATAGATAAAGACATTTTTATATCTCAATTTTTTATAATAAGTTAAAATGAATTGTAGCATTATACTATCATACTTTATGAGCACAATCTTGTATTATAGTAATTATTGTAATAATTGCAAACATATCCTTTCATTTCTATCAAAAACTACAACGGTCAAATCCGACATTCATTTTTTATGTATAGATAACCGTGAAAAAAAAAATAACGGAATGACCTATATCAAACTCGCAAACGGTGAAGAGGTCTTATTACCACCTACTATAACCAAAGTTCCCGCCTTATTGTTAATCAATCGCGGATACCATGTATTATTTGGGGATGAAATATTAAAACATATTCAACCACCAGCAGAAGCTATGAAACAACAATCCGTATCACAGCATGGAGAGCCGTCCGCATTTGCATTGGGTTTAGGACGTTATGGGGTTGCTTCGGACCATTATAGTTTTTTAGACCAAACCCCAGATGAATTGTTAGCAAAAGGGGAAGGTGGTATGCGTCAATCGCATCATTATGCAAATATCGTTCATGCCGACAAAATAGAAACACCTCCAGATACATATAGTGCCGACACTATAGGAAACGTTTCATTAGATAATTTACAAGAACAACGAGCCAACGCAATCAAATAATATTCGTTTATAATAGTTTAAATATATGACTAGTTCAAGTATATGTCTAATTATCTTAACGCATTTAATAATCATTTTGAAGAATTTGTAAACGATGTAGTCACTGTATTCCCAGAGGATATTGAAATAGCCGCTGCATCCAACGCATTGTGTAAGCTACGAAAAGCAAATCCAAAAATTATAATCAAAGTATTTTACAAACACGTATATCTTCCACATGGGTCACAAATTAAGGAAAATAATATAAATTATTTTATAGAAAAAGATTATACGGAATATTTAACAAATCCTCAAGTTGGATTTACAAAGGAAGTATTAGATAAAATCAATTCAATTAAAGAACCCATTTCCAATATGAATCAACATGAACAACTGAAAGTAATCAAGTATTTACAAAACTTGTGTAAATTATGTGATTTATATCATTCCACCCAATTATCAGACGGTCACTAGCATCTAAACGCAAACGCAAACATTCCAACCCCCAATATACCTAAAAGAAACCCCATATGATAATTAAACTGCATTTCTTTATACATTAAAAGCCATGATTTAATTTCATCTGGTTGTGTCATATGATTCAACAACCAATCGGACTTGGGTGAAAGTATATAGTATAAATAATTGGTAACAAAGGATATAGTCACTACAGTGCATACAAGTGGAATAGGTTTCATTTTATAACTTTTATTATACAATAGGATTACAATAGAGAGAATGAACCCTAACGTATATCCTTTGTAACTGATCAATCTTCGTTCCTTTGTTATCTTATCGTATCGTAGATTTAAATCCTGAGATAAGGACTCTTTAAACTCTTTTACAATTCTACTTTTATGGGTGAAATTATAAAAGTATATCATTCCAAGGATACATACCGCCGAAAACATACAACTTATAAAACATGTCATTCTATTAAAGAATGAGAGATTTATCTAAGTAATTATAAAATTAAAAAGTGACCGGAATAATGCCATACCTATAGAATATTGTATAGACTTTTGTTGGAAATCCTTAATCATTTTGTCTCAGCGAATACTTGTATCTTTATTTCACCGTGTTATTTTAGGTTTCAAATAAAATATTTATATATATAATGATAAAACAGGTTTCTTTAAAGAAAGACAATATTTTATTTTATACATTCGGTTGTATTCTTTTATTGGTGCTTTTAATTTCGTTGTATCCACTTATTGTTCCAATTCGTTCTGGAATGACTTCTACTATAAATAAAACGAGTAATTATAAGGCACCCGACGGAGATACAGTATATTTATCTGGGAACGGTGTAATGAATTCACCTAGTTATACAGAAACCTATTCTTCCTTACAACCTTACATGTCATTATGGAATGGCAACCTTCAGGAGGGAATGTCAAGCAATCAGAAAAAGACACGCAATGTTCAATACAATACAGGAAGTTATATTGGTCCTGCCGGTGATACTGTATATACATCTAGTTCAAATCAAATGAATACAAGTTCAAGCGCGCCTGTACAAACGACTCCAGTACAGCCGTATGCTAGCAGTAACTCACAACCGATGGATGAGAATATGTATATTCTGAAGTCACAAATTGTGCCACCGGTATGCCCAGCATGTCCAACCGTATCATCCTGTCCAAGAAACGACGCTCCTCCTCCGTGTCCATCCTGCGCAAGATGTCCAGAACCAGCATTTGACTGCAAAAAAGTACCTAATTATCGTTCTAGCGATTCTTCCTATTTACCAATGCCTATTTTAACGGATTTTAGTTCCTTTGGAATGTAATTCAACGTTGTTTGATACAACGACGATCTACTTGCATCGTTTTACATTTATCTTCTTGTGGTACAATCTTTATTATACATTTTGACTTTTTACCATATACTGGGTCGGTGCAACCCGTTTCTTTCTTACGTTTTAGGGTATGTTTTATAGTACATCGTGCCCTAAAATGTTCGTATAAATCTCGTACGTCGGAATACAACAATCCAGACCTTTTGTGTAATCGCTTATTGATTCGTTCATGCAATAGGTATATATATTTGGAAAAGGTATCCCTAGAAGACATGTGAGAATCTAATAAAGGATACTGCTTGAATTGTAAAGATAAATTCTCACGACAAAGTCTACAAGGTAAAACATATTGTAGATTAAGTATAAAGTCCTTGTAATGTGTTTTATCCTTTTGGGTTGGTTCCACCGGATAATTAAAACTCATTGTATGTAAATAGTGCCACATGGCAGGTCCCCAGACTGCCGTTAGCATCCCATCTCCACTATAATAATCACTCTTTCTGTATACACGTCTTGTATGTTTACGTACGTACATTATAATAGATTTAGAAACTTATAATGGAGATTTATGAATGGTAGATAATAATACGTTGGATACATGGGGTGGTCTAGGTATAGTCCCAAACAATATATAACGTATACGATTATAATACTCTATATCCGTATTATAATCACGACGTTCCACCAAGAATAACATTCCTTGCTTATTACGAACAATCATTCACTACATATAGATTATATTCTTTATATTCGTTAAGAGATTACAAATAATATAATATATAGTATAATGACGTTACAAGAAACCGTGAAAAAAGCAATGTCTAATAGAAATATAATCGTAGTGTTAGGATTGTCATTATTATTCATAGGTATAGCAATATGGGTATATAACAGTTATGTTAAACCTAGAATCCATGCAACCTATGTTGCAAATAAAGAATATACAACAACAACCTCTTCTGATACAAAGGGTAACGCAGACCTTTATTTCTTTTATACCGATTGGTGCCCTCATTGTAAAAGTGCCAAACCGATTTGGGGTAAGTTTAAAGAAGACATTACGACCAATGGACACAGTTCTGGAGTAATTATTAATTTTATTGAGGTAGATTGTGATAAAGATAAATCTACGGCAGATAAATTTAAAGTAACTGGATATCCAACTATAAAATTAAATTATAATGATACCATTGTAGAATATGACGCAAAACCGGATATCAACACTTTAAATCAGTTTTTAAACCAGTCCTTGAGTTGATAAACTCGTTTGCATCGTGTTCGCCTCTTTGAACCAATTCTTTTCGTAATACAGGATTGCATAACACCTCGTACCACATGGTTACATCTTTTATATCATCGGCATAAGATAAAATTGTAAATGGCACAACGGTTTGTTCTGTACTAGTATCTAAACTTTTATGACATTTATTCATTAATATTCTAAAATAATCTAGGAAAGAGGTTGTATCCTGTATAGTTTGTATACGAGACGTTTTGATTGTTCCAAATACTAATATTTCATCTAGGTTGAAACCAGAATGTTCTAAGCATACATTTATTGGTAAATTATGAAGCAGTCCTCCATCCATAAAGCATTTCTCTTTGTAAAATATAGGTTTAAATAACATAGGAAAAGCGGTCGTGGAAGCAATTGCCTGAATCAAAGACATGTTTGGATACGTTTTATATGAAATCAATTCTGTAACTAGTCCGGTAGTACTATTCAATTCCGTAACCGTAAACACCAATTCTATATGTGTTTTATGGTAAAACTCTTCCAGTGTAACCTCTATAGGAATATCTTTTGCTTTCAATAAAGGTTCCATACATAGGCGAAACACACTTTCACCGTCCATACCTTTCTGATGGAACATTTCAAGTATATCGGTTTGTATAGAGTCAAAGGAATTGGACCATGGACGTTCCATGAGATACTTATCCGTGGTATCCCAATCGTATCCTAATGCAATGATACATGCAATGAATGCGCCTATGGACGAGGCATAAATAGAGTCAAGTTCTTCTAACGTCCACATCTTACGGATATGCGTAGATTTAATGGCACCATAAGATAGTAATCCAGTAGGTCCTCCTCCGGATATAACCAAACATTTTATGTTCATTATAAAGGTTACGTTATATATATTTAATACTTTTCTATGGAAATGTAAATATGGATACTATATTTACATTAAAAGACGGTATTTGTGATAATAAAATTAATTTGGATGAATTGTATGAACGTAAACAAAAACATGATTTAAATACGTTGAATGTATTTAATCGTATTCTTCAAAGAATACATACAAGGATCCGTTATAATTCTAGAATCAATCCAAATACACAACATTGTTGGTATGTCATTCCAGAAATTATCATAGGATTGCCTAAATACGATAATGATTCTTGTATAGCCTATATCATTGATAAATTAAGAGAGAACGGATTTGTAATTAAATATATACACCCCAACTTGTTATTTATATCATGGAAAAATTGGACACCTAGTTATGTGCGTGAAGAAATTCGTAAACAAACTGGAGTACAAATTGATGGTTGGGGAAACCCCAAAACCGTTACAAGTGAACACGGAAAGCAAGAGCTAGTTACGGACCCAAATACATTGATGATGACCAAAACGAAATCGGTTTCATTATCTGCTAAACCTGGATACAAAGACATTCATACCTATAAACCGACGGGTAATTTAATTTATAACTTTGATTTATTGAAACGAATAGAAGACAAATCCAATGCCAAATAAACTTAGTGATTGGTCCATCTAGGTGCCATCGTTTGATTACATGCCATGGAAGTGCCTTCTTTACACGAAATCATATCTCCGTAACAAAATTCAGCAAAAGATTGTTGATCGTTGGGTATGGTAGTACTTGGATTGGAGTTAAACTGTATCATGGAACGGTCAAATTCAAAACTATCTCCTAAATCCTTGAATAAACGTTCTTCAATACCCTCTGGATTGTCAAATGTATCTACTACCATATTCTGTGTACTTTTATTTATGTTTGCAATCGTTTTTGGGCGGTAAGAGAGTGCTGCTGGGGGACGTTTGGGGTCATCTTGTATTTCAGGTAATAATACATTCATCATTGGGTTCGTTTTAGAAGGAGAACTGGTTAATGTATTCGTTTGGTTCAAACCACCAAACCCTTCTATTGGTCTAGATATTTTATTTCGTTTATTATAAATGTAATTCAATACAAGTAGGATACCGATTAACACTATACCCGTAATTAATATGGATACATTTTTTGTTATTAAATATCCTAATATAGATAATACTATAATCAATCTCGTCAATGCGTTAATTTTTTCGTTCATCTTCATAGTTTTGGTAGGCCATAATTCTTGTATTTTATTTGAACGAAACAATACAGTTGGTTGGTTTATCCACAATTCAGTTTGCATATAACAATATATACCATTTTAATTATTTATTTTTTACCTTTACCTTTTTTTTTATTGGAACTACGTTCCGCTTTTGGACCACATGTAAATATTTTGTTCTCTGGTTCTTTAAGTAGTTCCGTGCAAATATCGTCTGATTTTTTTGTGGCTTGAGATAATTCCTCAGCAGACATTTCAGTGGTTTGTACTTTGTGGTTTGTACGTGTTCGCAAATACTCTTTATACTTGGCTTTCTTAATATTACGTTCCATTTGAGTTTTCATCGCAGAATGATTCACCTTATTAGAACCAAATCCCATTTTATTTAACTTATCTTGAATGTCTTTCATACCAGGAATATCTTTCATCTTCTGCATCATACTTAATGCCTCTTCTAGTAATTCACTCTCTTTAATCTCTCCAGATTTAATTTTATCATCCAGTTTTGATCCTACATTTTTAACCATCTCCATCATAGCCGCTGGACTACCTATCATTTTTGACATTACCTCTGTAACACCTTTTGAATCATTTACATCTATGTTTAAACTGGTTACAGTCTCTTCTGCGAGTTCCTTTGCGATTTTTCCTAATTTTCCATTCATCATCTCATTCATGTGGTCAAATACATTTTCTGCCGACACGTCTGGATTAGGCGTATGTTCCATTCCTTCAAACATTTCTTTCATATCATGCATGGTTTCTTCTAATTTTTGTTTGAATTGTTCTACCCCACCGTTATCTGTAAATAAGTTTGCAGTGTCCCCAAACATATTTTTGTCTGTAATGTCAGATATCAATGAAAACAATAAGAGTTGAAGATATCTCCAAATGTTTTTACGTGTTGTCTCTGTTAAATGTTCTTTCCATAATACCCTGTAATTAATACCGGGTAGAAAATTAAGATCATATTCTATATTTTCAAACATGGCATCGTCCATATATATAATATGTATGAATCGTTCGGGTAACACTCCCATACAATAGGTTAAAACACGACTGGTTGCCTCGTCGCTAGAATCATCCTCGGGCGTTTGACAAATTAATTGTAAATCTACATCCAGTGATTGTTTTAATTCTGGAAAAGTAATAAGTAAATCATGTATCATTTCACGAATTATTTTTTTGAATGAAATTAACTTTTCATGAGATACTTTGCTTTTTGTAGTTTGTGTATCCATACTATACTAATGAATTATGTTTTAAATTATATATACCATTTATTATTTACGAAGGTATCCGTAAAAGCATTCTACGATAAACAGATACGGATTCAAATGAACTCGTTCTTGGACATAATGAAACTCTATTTTGGGATAGGGAATGGACGTTGTATAGAAGAGGCCACAAAGGTTTCAGGTAAAATCAAAGGAATCGTCTCAAAATAAGATTTCATCGGTATATGCTTAAGTTCAGGGATAACCTCGGGTTGAGGGTAAACTAAATTTGTAGAGTTTATACCTAATAAACTACTTTCAATATCGACTGGATTGTTTGAAAGAGTATTCCAAGGCATTCTGCTTGGAGTTATACCTAAGGATGGTATAGATACATCATAGGCTTGTCCATAGGTGGAATAGGGATATTGTATCCATTGCCTAGTGTCAGCATACGATTTACATTCAATACGATAATCCTGAATAGTATTTTTATTTCTGGTAGAAGTCATACTTTATTAGAATATTATTTAAAAGATAACAAATATGTAATTTTATTCAATTCGGATAATATTTCATCCCGAATATTAAATAAATCACTATTTTCTTCTGGTTTAAATAGTTCATTTACATGTATTAAATAGGTTTTGAATTGTTCTAACCATTTTATAAATGCATTTGGGTGTTTAAACGTTTTCAAATGTAAGGTATGAATGTCTAATAGACTTGTTTTATGTATAGTATGTTTTCCAAGTAATACTTCTACGAACGAATCTATCTTATCATTCAACGCATCGTACAGTTCATCCGTCACTTTATGAACGGAATAGACCTTTGTATTCCAATGGTATAATTTTACAATCATCAAAGATTGTAAAAGACGATATATAAGTGATTTTACATCTCTTTTGGACGAATATAGTTTGAGTTTACGCGTCGTATTCATATAATAGTATATATATATATATATATATGGAAAAAATTCTAATTACTGGAACTGGGCGTTGTGGAACAACTTTTTTAATTAAATTATTTAGTTTTTTAGATTTTGATACAGGATACAATAGAAAAAATTATGAAAAACATATTTTTAGTAATTGTAATTCTGGTATGGAAACTAAATATAACAGTCCTCATTATATATTAAAAAATCCGTGTTTTATGCTTAATATAGAGAATATTGTAAAAGATACATCCATAAAAATAAAAACTGTTATAATACCAATTCGTGACTTAAAAACATCCGCAATTTCACGAACAAATCATGGGTCACACGATGGGGGATTATGGAATGCTACAGACTATTTATCTCAAATCGAGTTTTATAAGGATATTTTATCTAAGTATATATGTATAAGCACTAAATATGATATAAATACAATATTTATAGATTTTGATAAAATGATAAATGATAAGATATATTTATTTAATAAGTTAAAAAATATTTTAGATGAAAAAAATATTAATTTGGAAACATTTTCGCATATATATGACGAAGTTTCATTAACTTCTAAACCGTAGTTTGAACTGTACATGGTGTAAAAATAAACTTGGTATTTTAATTGAGAATATTGGTTCAAAGAATGTTATACCTTTGTTATTTTCCATAATATTTCACTTTTTTTTCATATAATATATAAATTATTTCTAAAACAACATTATAAATAAAAGTTAATCCATTTACAAAGTATCCTTGTGATTTTATAGAAGATAACTTCATTTTTAGGTATAGTTTCCAGTTATTTTTATATGAGTATGTTTATCATATAAAAATGAATCATAATTTTATATCATTGGTAAGTATAAAATGTTGTTTAAAATGTTGTTTAAACGATGCATTGGGCTCGCGTGTATAGCACGATACAATACACTATATTCTTTACAAAGGATTCAACTGGAAAATCCGGATGAAACCGATTTATTAAAAGAATTGTTTGATATATTTGAGGACGATATCATAAATACCGTATGGACGAATAGTGTATATTTTATAGAATGGTCCCATCATATACGATTAATTGGAATAGGCTAGACCACCCATACCAGACATTACACGAAGAACGTTGTAATTTACAGCATATACACGTACCTTGGCAGTGCTGGTACCTTCTACAGTAGCATTCGATAACACAAGTTGAAGGGTGGCATTGTCTATACGCGAAAAGTTACAGCTTCCAGATGGTTGGTGTTCTTCTGGACGCAATGCGAACGAATATACGTTGATACCGGTATCTGGACTACGGGTATGGTGTTGGAACGGTTGTACAAGGTCAAAATAAGTACCTTCACGTTCCGAAAATCGGTCTTGTCCGTTCAATTGAAGTTTGGCAGTGACTACTGGATTTTCACCCCAGCAATGCATTGTAAGAGCAGTCTCACTGAGTACAAACGAACCCGCGTCGGAAACCGAAGAGGTTACACCACCTCCTACATCACCAAATCCATACTGACCGCCTGCACTATTATACAAGTCCGATCCCGAGAGTGCCATATTTGTACTCCAATAATCACCACCAGCGGCAGCGTCTGCTGCACCCGCGTCGTGAAACAATCCAGATGCGGTAATAAAGTCTCCTGCGTTGTCACCTATGGATTCTGGACCAGCAAAGGCATGAATGGCGTTTGGAAGAGCATCCACGGCATCCGTATAATTGAAGGGTTGAGCTCCAAGAGTTTTGTACAACACGGAATTACAGTCAAGGGAAGCACAGTAATCTACATTTGCATCTGGTTGAACCACCCAAATGAGTTCCTTACACGGGTGGTTAAAGTTAAGCTTAATTTTATTAGAAGACGAGCCAACCGATTCGTCGCCTGTAAATTGTAGTTGCTCAATGAGGTACTCGTGAGGATTTTGTGCCATGCGTCTACGTTCATCCGTGTCTAAAAACACATAATCTACGTATAGCGAGGCTGCTACGAGGGATTGAGCGTAGGCAAGACTAGATTTTACATTGGTGGACGAACCGGATTCACATGCGAGAGTAGATACCGCCCATAGACATTCATCAATGGGACGAATATCAAGGTTAATACGAACTTCATGGTATTGAAGAGCAATGAGTGGAAGCGCTAGACCAGGATTACGGCAGTACCAAAATTGGAATGGAACGTATAAAGTGGTCTCAGGCAATGCGTTTCTAGGAGTACATACTTGACGGGGGGCATCGGAATCACACGGACCATCCACGTTTGCAAAACTGGGGTCAGTAATATAGGTTAGTGCCGTGGTGTTACCAATCATCTTATAGTAACCATCTTGTTGCTCCTTGGATAGTGTTAATTGATTCCAAATATGCATCCAGTCACCATATTGACGGTCAATTCGCTGACCACCAATTTCAACTTCCACTTGCGCGATGAGTTGCTCACCTGGGAAATCTAACCATCTCGCAAAAGGCGCTAGAGTAGAATTGATTTCAGGTAAAGTTACTTGAAGGTAAGTTCTATAAGCAAGGTCACCGTTTCTCGCAAGGGTGCATGTTACACGTCTTCCGAAATCCGCTTGACCGTTGAAGGTTTGTTCTATAGATTCCATCGCAAAATTAGTATGACGACGATAAGTTACTTTCCAAAATGTAATTTGTGGATTGCCAGTAAGATAAACATCTTGGGCGCCATAGGCTACTAATTGCATCAATCCTCCACCCATTCTATATTATTACAAAAGAAAAAAAAATATAGAATTATACCTTATTCTTCAAATAGACGTATGATGAGTTATAAATGTCTTAATATAGTCTTCTTCAAATATTTGTTTGTCATTCTCATGCTTTTTCGTAAAAACATATTTACGTGCAATTTTTGTTACGGACCAACCGTCTTGTAATGCGCTATATATAAACTTCATCTTTTGTAAGGTGTTAAAGTCAATGTCTTGTGTAATATGTCTTATTAATTGTATTGTATTATCCTCCATTGTAATATATATGAAACAATAATTTATAATAATTAACGTTTAATCTAATATTGTATTAAAAACTATACCAATATTAGATTAATGTCTTTTAAAATCAAACCAACTAAAACGTTACAAGTCCCAGTTAAATATAATACAACCTTAGATATTAAACATAAGTCCATTTTAGAGAAAATCAAATACGAGGAAGATATTGTTTTGCCTAAGTTACATACTGAAAAATATAAGTTAAAAACAGAATTAAAACATACAGACAATATTGAACTACAAACTGAACTACAAGACAAAATACATTCTATTTCCTCTAAAATAAAAAAATTGCGTCACTATAAATCAAAATACTACCTTGATAATTCAAAATATATATTTGATTATTATGAAAATAAAAAGATTGATTCTGAAGGTAATTGTAATGTTTCGTCTAAAACGTTGAATACATTCTTTAATATAAAGGACTCCCCCTCCATAGTACAAAACGATATATTACCCAATGCACAAAAATATCTTGCAAATGTGGATGATGCATTCCTAGACATTAACAAGTTTATAAATCAAACGGACATTTGTAATCATTGTAATAAAGGCGAACTTATATTCATTGAACACGAAGGACTATGTGTATGTAACATGTGTTTTGTTAGCGTACAATATCTAATTGATAATGAACGATGTAGTTACAAGGAACCACATAAAGAAATATGTTTTTATGCCTATAAGCGTATAAATCATTTTAGAGAAATTCTTGCACAGTTTCAAGCAAAGGAGACTACCCAAATACCATCTAAAGTGATAGAAGACATTGAACAACAAATGAAAAAAGAGCGTATTATTCTTATACAATTGACCAATCATCGTGCTAAAACCATATTAAAAAAATTAGGATATAATAAATATTACGAACATATCCCTTATATAAAAGATAAATTGGGAATTAAACCTCCTATAATGAAACCTGAATTGGAACAACGATTGTGTAGTTTATTTATGGAAATACAAACACCCTATGCTAGATTTTGTCCAGATGTACGAGTAAATTTCTTAAATTATTACTATACCATATATAAACTGTGCGAATTACTAGATGAAACCGATTTTTTACCCTTTTTTCCAATGCTAAAAGATAGATATAAACGGATTGAGCAAGATGAAATATGGAAAAAAATATGCAATGAATTAGATTGGGAATTTATACCGACTATATAATTATCGTGGGAAACCTACTAGATTTGCGCCTATACCAAAGCCTGCACCACTTCTCGCATTTACACCCATACTAGGAATATAAGTATCCAAAATACTGAATGTAGCCGCTGCAGTCAATGCAATGAGTGCGATTTCATCTAAATTAATACTTTTTTTAGGTATCGCAAATGCGGCAATGGCTACCATTAGACCTTCCACTATATATTTAATTGCACGCTTAAGTAATTCATTAAAATCTACGCCCGAAATATTCATTATAGAGTAGTAAAAGAAAAAAAATTTGTATGAAATTAATACTTAAAGATTTCTTAATATCCAATATATATGTCTTCTAAACGTCAGAATGCGCGTCTCATAAACGGTTCTCCTAATCCAGAGTATATTGATTTATTAGAAGAAGACCGTGCCTTGGCAGGACAAAAATTCGCCTGTGTCTCTTTTATATCCCCTGAAAATATAATAGAAGATAAACGTCAATTTTTTTTCAACGAGTTTATTAAACAATGGGAATTATCCAAATCTATGGATAAGTTTACACAATTTATTAAATTTTTATCGTATAAGTATAAATGTTCATTTGAAGATATGATGAAAGATTTAGAAGAATTTGTTTCAACTGAAAAAGATTCATTATTTGCAACTACATTATCGGATGAATATAAAACGTTCATGGATAAACATGAAGATAGATTACAAAGTCTATACGACGAATCCGTTGATTTTCAAACCAATACCCGCGGAATCAAAATACGTGGGTCTTTTTCTACACAAGGTGAAGCAGAACTACACGCTAAAAGTTTACGCGAAAGTGACCCGTCTCACGATGTATTTGTTGGACCGGTTGGATTGTGGATGCCATTTGACCCCGAGTCCTACAAAACAGGTAAGGTAGAATATTTGGAAGAGGAACTAAACCAACTCATGCAAGAAAAACATAAAAATGAATTTAAAGCTAAACAACATTTTGAAAATCGTGTGCGTACTACAAAACAAAAAGCATTTGAAGACAACTTGAAAAAGGCAAGTGAAAGTGGTAATAAATTAACACAAACGATGAACGACCAAGGAAATCTCGTGTCGTCTCGTGATGACCCTACCCATGAGATGTTTGAACATGAAAATATCTCAACTAAACATGACTCTTAACTCCATTTGTTTTTTTTAACGTTGATATGAGGACCTTTTTTACGAGCAGTTGCAGGGTCATAGGCTACTATATTTTCATCATCACTCTCTATACCTTTGGATAATTCCCAAAATTCATTTGAACCCAGTTTAAATGGTCCATGAGGTTCAGCTCTATACCAAAATATTTGGTCTTGTAAACGATTGCTCTTGGAATTATTGTTTATGACTAAACATTCATAATTTTCAGTACATTGGTCCATAATTTGTGAAAAACTTTCAAACGTTGGAAACATTCCCGCATAATTTTCATGAATGATTCTACGGTTTTTTATATAAGGCTCACGTAATATGAAGACAAAATCTATATTGGTTCTAAGATTGGGAGGTATGCCTAATGGGTATTGCATTGTGATGATAAGCATTATTTTCCAGTGACGCCCATTCATAAATAATAATCTCATCATTTTATCACGTGTCCATGATGCATCGTATAAACAGTCGTCTAATATAACAAACGCACGCGAATCAATCGTACTTCGCTTGTATTGTTCAAGTTCTTTTCTTACCTGTTTAAGAACTTGTCGTTGCCGTTTTAATATATTTTCAATGATGGATATGTTATATTCATCATGAATAAACAATTTAGGAATATGTTGGCAATAAAATCCATTTCCAGCTTCTGTTCCTGATATGACCGTTCCTATGGGTATATCTTGATGATGGTATAATAAGTCCCTTACCAGATAACTTTTACCAGTATCTCTACGTCCAATCAATACTACCACTGGTCCTTTATTTTCATCTGGTTTAAAACTAATGCTATTCATATTGAATTTACCAAGTTCTAGTTCACGTGACATTGTGAATAATTGAGAAATTAAAGAATTATATACACCGCAAGAATGGATAATTAGTTTATATATGTAATTAATTATATAATCACTGTTTAATGGAATTTACATATATAAAACCAAATCATACTGTTTTATTTCAAAGTGTTCTAGACGTCATGGGTGTTAAATCTCCGCAAAATTATATACCTATATACAATCGGTTTTTTTCATTGACTCCTAATAATTACAATACAATTACGTTTAACCATACACGTTCCTTGTACGAAGTAAAGAATAAAGTTACTACCAATATATTTAACTGTACGATACAAACCGGTAAGGTACAAGAAGAACAGGACGTATATTTTAAATATAGTCCATTGTTAGACCCTTTAAAATATATAGTTGGACGATATAAGGAATATGATATAGGTTGTTTACCTCAATATACGTCGTTACAAGAACATGCAAAATGTCGTGATTCCAATAATTCTGCTTATATTGACGGTATGTTCAATTATTTATCCAATCAACTTTTACATCATTATGGTTTTTTTCATGGATTAGAATTTTACGGTTCTTTTATTGCCATGAAGAACACCTTTGAATGTGATATTTCAGATGATATAGAATATATAGCACAATCGGATTTTTTTAATCAACACAATGATACGTTATTTCATATCAATATTCCTATAACGAAACAATCTCCTAAACGAAGCCGAGGTAATAAACCTATTCTGGATATTGGTGAAGTCATAGACATTCCTTATGATACGATGGACCCCTTAAAGATATCCGTTCCGATTGAAACTGAATTAGAATTATTGTATTTAAATGATACACTTTCTACCGAAGAAACCTCACTCAACAGTGAATGCTCTTCAGTCTCTTCTAAAACAGAAGAGTCTACCTCAGACTCCTCTTCCACGAGTGGTTATTCCACGAGTGGTTATTCCACCATCGTGGAAGAAGATGTCCTTGCAACTCTACCGAATTTCCCTGTACATGTGATTGCGATGGAAAAGTGTGTAGAAACATTAGACGATTACCTTATCCATCACAAAGAAACCATAGGGGAAGACGAATGGCGTTCTATATTATGTCAAGTGGTCATGTCCTTACTGGTATATCAACGAACCTTTCACCTTACACACAATGACTTACATACCAATAATATTATGTATACCCATACCCATCATACCTATCTTGTATATACATGGAACGGGACCACCTTTAAAGTTCCAACCTTTGGAAAAATATACAAAATCATTGATTTTGGTAGAGCCATTTATCGCTTTCGTGGACGTATCCTTTGTAGTGATAGTTTTCATCCAAAAGGAGATGCCGCTTCACAATATAATTGTGAACCGTATTTAAACAAACATAAACCCATCCTAGAACCAAACTTTAGTTTTGATTTATGTCGTTTAGGGTGTTCTTTGTTTGATGTTATATCCGAAGATATAGATTATACTAGCGTAAAAGATACAGATAATACACACCGTATTATACTAGAATGGTGTCAAGACGATAAAGGACGAAATATTTTAGTGAAACAAAATGGTGAAGAACGATACCCTGACTTTAAACTATATAAAATGATTTCTAGAACCGTTCATAATCGTACGCCTGAAATGGAAATCAAAAAATCTTATTTCTCAACGTTTATAACACAAGAACCGTTGGATACAACCTTACCAACGATACACGTAAATGATTTTTCAAGTTATATAAATTAAGAATTACAATAATATATATATATATATATATATATATATATATATCAAC